AGGTGGTAGAAATACTTATTCAGAAAAATATAAAAACGACGAAACTATTGACTGGAAAGTGCCTATGACTATGGGTGGTAACAAAATAATGAGATACAAAAATAATTCAGAAAGTGTTTCAAGACGTACTGCTGTAGTAAACTTCTGGAAGAAAGTAATGAACACTGACACTGAAATAGATAAGAAACTTCTTAAAGAACTTCCGTTTATAATGAAACTTTGTATCCGTGGTTATTATTCAGCATTGAACACACATGGTAAGAAAGGAATCTGGAACATACTTCCAAGATATTTTCATGAAAATAAAGAGGAGATGGAACAAACTACCAATTCTCTTCAGAACTTCTTGAAATCTGGTAAGGTTGTATTTGAAAAGAAACTATACATTCCCATGAAAGTATTTTCTCAAGCATTTAATGATCATTGCCGAGAGAATAATTTACCAAGAGAACAATTTACAAAAGACTATTTCATGGCTATATTTACTAATAACAATATCAAATTAGTTCAACAAGGTACGCGCGAATATCCACCTAACTCTGGGATTTTTCTTAAAAGAACTACATTTTTTACAGGTATAGATATTCCAGGAGATGACAATGACATAGATGACCCGGAGTAATGCGTTTTATATGAATATTTTAAAAAATTATATTTAAGTAAATGGCTAGTTCATCCGAAGTATCTGAAGATACAGGAATGGTTTATACTATTATTTTCTTATGTGTAATATTTGTATTAGCATTTTTGATTTATAAGCTATATAATAAGGTAAATGAACTTTCAGAAAAACTAGAAAGTCTAAAACCTAAAGAAACAGTAGAGCAAAAACCAGAATTAGAAGAAAAAGTTGTTACAGAGGAAAAGGAACCAACTGAAGAACCAGAACAGACTACGGAAATTTAGAATTAGTACATGCCGTGATTACGTTTTTATAATGATTAAATTCATTCTCTGATATATATAAATTCCAATTTATAGAATTAAGTAAATGAGATTCTAAAGGACCCGAGTCCATAATTTCATAATCTATGCAGTATTTATTAGCTAATATTAAACATGTTTCTAAGACTGGTTTAATATTAGAAGATGTTAATTTGCATACTTTATTATATCTTTGAACGTATATTATAGCTACTATAAAAGTAGATTTATCTAAACTTTCGTTGCATCTATAAAAATTCTTAATATAATCATATACAAAACACCTATTACTAAATAAATTTAGTATCTTAGTAGGTCTATTCATTGAAATTTTAGAATCTATTATATCATTTATTTGATTCAAAGTTAACATTAATATAAAAAATCATTATTTTTTAAAAGTAATAAAATTTCATTTAATACAAATTTGTAAGAATTTATATCATTTCCGCCCGTGATTATTATACTTCCAGGCCTAAACATAGCACATGTTATTATACTCTGGTTAAAAGGATTTTTAAATTTAATATTTATTCCAGGGTATTTACTCGGATTGAAAGAGTAAGTTTTGATACTTAAATTTTCACTTTCGTCTAAGAATTTACAAACAAGCGCTTGTTTTATATTTTTATCTATCTTAAAATCTGAATTAATCATACATATTCTTACATTTGAAATATGAGACTCCGAATCAAAAGCGTCTAATGAGTAAAGCCTTCTGTATAATTTGCGTATTGCGTATGTAGCAGACATAACATTGAGAACTCCTGCTAGCTGTATATTTCCATTTGAAAATATCTTTATGGATACCCTGTTTTTACTTTGGTACTTTACTCCTGTGTATGTATTTATGCAATTATAAAAAGTTTTACCCGATATTTCTGAGCAGTAAGTTTTGATGTATTCTGTTAGTTTTATAGAACTATTGAAGCCACAACACACTGTCATAGTAGAAATACTCCAATTTTTAGATAAACTAAAGTTTTCAGTTTTTTCTATAGAATGTAATTCGTTGTATGTGTCATAAAAATTAGTGAAATTTTCATTACATATACAATCACTGTATTTGCATTTTGGGTCGCAAATTTTACAGAATTCAGTCATTGATTCTTTATATTAAATTATAAGTTTTCTTTATATTAGTATTTTTTAGTAATTTAGCAATTCCATAATTTAGTAATTTATTACTTCAACTAATTGTATATAGTCTAAAATTACACTGTTGTCCATAGACTCTCTACACGCTTTTATAATTATTTCAGAATCTTCTTTAGTGTGATTTCTAATAAGATAGTTTATGTAATATATAAATCTTGGAAGAATATTACTGTATAAATCATCAAGAGATAAATTTTTATTTTGTATTTCATTTAAAATGTCATAAAGACAGTATGTTATTATATTAAGGTCGGTATTTTTAATCATTGTCTTTGAAATGAGTATCTTACTAGTTGACTTTCCATGATAATATCTAATTAGTTTATTAATTTCTAAAAGTTTGGGGTCTTTTATAATTTGTCTAGTACACGGATCTCTAAAGTCCTGTGTTTTATTTAAATATTCTACAAGTGTATAAAAATCATAGTAAAAAAATCGCCCATTTACTTTAATTGAAATAACAGGATACTTTAGAGATTCATGACATATTGGACAAATATTATCAGTCATAATTTTGCGTCTAAAATTTTGTTGAATTAATTTTGCTGCGTTAAAATTTTTGAGAAGTCTTAATAAAAAGTCTTTATTAAGAGTAGATATATATCTAATACCTTTAATTTTACACAGGTTCTTTATCCTTTTAATTGTAAAATAATTTGAATAAGATATTAACATTTCATTTATTATAATATATATTTTTAAATTAATAGCTTTAAATAAAATGTGTTTAAAAGAATAATTAATATTTAATATAATGTCTTCATTTAAGATTTCTAAAAAAAGCGCTCATACTGACAGTAGAATGTCTATAATAGCAAAACATGATCAAACTATAGAAACTATAGAAAAAGAAAAGAAAAATTTAAATAAATACAAATCCGAGTTAAATTTATTATACAAAGCCAAATCTGTTAATAAATTTAACAGGGAAGTTGATACTAAAATAAAAACATTAGAAGGAAAAATAAATGATATAGAATCTAATAAAAGTTTATCTGATTATCTTTTTAATTCTATTGATTTCATAAAAGATATAGATTCAGAAGAGCATACTACCGATATCAACGGCGACGGAGAGATATTTAAATACATTTCTTTAGACTCTACAAACAATAAAGAAGAAATGTATAAGATGTATATGGCAAAATGTTTTCCCTCAGAATCAAATGGTTATGTTCAAGTTAGAAAAGACATTTACATCTGCAAAGAATGCAAAGGAAACACAATTCACGACATTTCTTCTGGAATATTAATTTGTTACGACTGCGGTATCACAGAGTCTTACAATGTATCTGAACTACCAGAATGGAATCATGCAGAAACCCATGAGTATACAAAACCATATAGTTATAAACGTACAAATCACTTTAAAGAATGGATTACGCAGATTCAAGGTCGGGAAGGCACAAATGTACCAGATGAAGTAATTCAACTTCTTATATTAGAAATTAAGAAAGAACGTCTAACAGATAAATCACTTATAACATACTATAAAATTAAAGAATTCTTAAAAAAGTTAAAATTGAATAAATACTATGAACATATACCTAATATAATTCATAAAATAACAGGTAATAAACAATTGCATATATGTCAAGAGTTAGAGAATAAATTGACTAATATGTTTAATGAAATCCAAGAACCGTTTGAAAAGCACTGTCCTAAAAATAGAAAGAACTTTTTAAGCTATTCTTATACTTTATATAAATTTTTTCAACTTCTTAATAAACATGAATATCTTATTTATTTTCCATTGTTAAAGAGCCGCGAAAAATTATTCGAACAAGAAAATACATGGAAAGGAATCTGTAAAGAATTAAATTGGAAATTTATTAAATGTATTTAATTTATTTAATGTAATGTATTGTATTGTAGTGTAATCAGTAATTATTGAATGTAACAGCTCCATTTTGGTATAAAGCAGTGCAATACCCTTCTGCTACCGCTGTAAGGGTGTTATTCAATCTGTCTACCTGAACAGAACTGTAGCTTTGAGTAGGTGTAAAATTGGGATAAAGCTTTATTCTTATTGAATCATATTTACTTAATGGTACAAGATCAGACTTAGTTAAACTATAATTATTTTTAGTAGATAAATAAAATTTCAATACTTGTAAATCATTTGTCCCATCTTCTCTTCTGGATAAAAAATTATAACCAGATATACCACTATAAGATGTACTATTTAAAATTAATTCTGCATTAAAAATCGGCACCGCGTTGGATGCAAGAGTCAATGTCTGGTCACTTGGCCATCCATACCCTACATAAACAGTAATAGTGGAAGCATCAATGTTGAAACTATCGCAATTTATAGTTATAGGGTCAGTCGTACCTGCAGTGCAAAGAGATATTCTATCAGAATATTGTGTAACAGGGAATAACTTTGGTATAACTTGATTTCTTAGAAAATTTCTTTCATCATTTACCATTGAATAAACACGTGCATAAAGGGAAAAACTAAAATCACCTGTCGAGGGCGCTGTAGTTGGGGACGTGACTGTGGAAAGTATTTGAGTCATTGTCGTGTTTGTTTGTGGATATACTTTTAATTGTAAAGTTTGATTATTTGCACAAGCAGCAAGATAAGAATAATTTTGAGAATAACTATCTTTGTAAAAGAAATCAAGTAAAATTACAAGAGCTTGTGGCGACATGGACGGCGTGATGACAGCATCTGCGTTTATTTCTGTTGCATTTTTACTTGCAATTATCTGGTTTCCGACACATAATTCAATGGAATTTATAAGTTTTGGTAGATAAAATTCTGAGAAGGAGTCACCACGTGTACCAGACAAATATAATTCTCCAATTGCGTCAACATCATTTGGAAATGTAAAGATAACAGGTTGTGTTTGGGTAGGATAATTAACTTCTGAGTTATTAGCTGGTATGTCAATTAAGGCAGAACCGTTTACATAATACTTGTCTGTATCATTTTCATTCCAAAAGATAGACTTTACACCCGGGATAGTCTTATCTGTAGTCTGATATCCCTGTGTACCCGTGCCGTTATAAGCTGCTATTGCTGCAATTGAGCCTGACATTTATTATAAATACATTTATTTTTTTTTTAAATTAATCAACGTAATTTATTTGCAATGTAATGTATTGTTTATTTGATTTAAATAAAGTATACATTAGATAAATTAATTGTTTACATTTAGTACATTTAGTACATTTAGTACATAGCTAGCGAAGCGGCACCTCCCTTGAAAAGTGCAGTGGTCTCACCAACGCATGTTACATTAATGTAACTATTATTTGCAGCCGAAGGTTGTGAAGTGAATTTTAATGTGAGTCTAATACTATCAAATCTATTTAGTGGGACACACGAACCACTGAATGCCGTGGCAGCTAGAGGGAAAACATATGTTCCCATACCGTCTTCGAATACCTTAAAGTCGCGGCCTGACTGATATATATACTTATTTGCGTATAAACCAATCGAATCACTTGTTGCGGCATCTAATAGTACACCGGGTAGTACACCAGAATAAGAGCTGGAATTTAACTTAAGTTCAGCCGATAAGAGACGGATGCCATAACCTACGTTGCCGGTAATTATTATATGAGAAGCAAATAAAGAAAAATGATCTAAATCTATAACCTTTTGCTGCGCAGAACCAATGTCGGTAGTATATGAGTTCTGAGTCATCTTAAGACGCTTTGGTAGACCCATTGGCGTCGACTTCATCTGCTCGCGCTCTTCGTTACACATAATTTGCTGTTTAGCATAAAGTTTGCAGCCCATTATACCTTTTGTACCCGCTGCGTATGCAGGCGGTGTTGTTGATGATGTCAAAGGTCCAGTGGAAACAATACTTTGCCCCGATGGTATATTGACAGTAGATGCTGGAAGAAAAGGCACATCTTCTGCAACTTGCAAGACATCAAAAGCACTGATATTTGCGCTATCAGTGGTAGTTTTAATAGCTACATAATTTAATTGTTGTGGATATTCATCTCTAAAGACTACCTTTATCTTTAGAGATTGATGCGGGGCGGCCGCCATTGGATAACCGTCCTCTGTCTGATTTGTAAATTTACCAAAAGAAGGCCCCAAAGTTTTAGTCAAAGAAGGGATAACTAACCAAGCAGTGGCAGTTTTACCAGTAGCTGATGGGGTACTTAATTTACTAGATTCACTAAAAGAATCTGGAGTTAATTCTGTTGAATTTACAACCTTTAAGTCTTTATTTTCAATAGTTTGCCATATTTGAGTACCAACTTGAATTTCAACTCTTTCTACTAAACTCTGTAGAGCAAAAGGAGCGGGAGTAAAAGAAGTCGCCGCATTAACCGACCATGTAGCATTAGTTGGAACAATCGGAGTATAATTAGGAAAAGCACCTGATACTTCTAAAAACATATCTCCAAGACAGTCAATATCATTATTGACTGTAAATAATCTAGAACCACCCATTGATAGGACACTGCTCCCACTGGAAGGAATCTCAATTATAGACGAACCGTAAAGTAGCTGGCGAGTAGTATCATTCTTGTTCCAGAAGACCGACAT